TCCAGGAATGGCAGGTAATGTTCGTAGAAATATTGAGAGTTTATCTGGTAAGGTAGTAGATATTTCTACTAATAAAAACTGGTATGAGATAGCAAAGACCAGATATGTTCATAAAGAAAGTAATCATATGTTCTTTCGTGTGGATACAACCCAATTGATTCCTAGAATTGATTTGAATACTATTGACTTTGATCATGATCTAATTGTAATCTCTGATTATAATAAAGGATTCTTATCAGAGGATGACATAAAGTATATTTGTTCTAATCATAAAAATGTCTTTATCGACACGAAGAAAATCTTGGGTGATTGGGCAAATGATGCAAGGTTTATCAAGATAAATGATTATGAATATAAAAACTCTGAGAAATTTATAACAGAAAGTCTCTCAGAAAAAATTATTCATACGATGGGTGGCCGTGGATGTGAGTTTGGAAATAAAAGATATCAAACTAAAAAGGTTGAAGTAAAAGACTTGTCTGGTGCAGGAGACACATTCATGGCTGGACTGGTTGTAAAATTTATGGAAACAGATGATATTGATTTGAGTATTAAATATGCTAATGAATGTGCATCAAAAGTAGTAACACAAAAGGGAGTTGCAGTATTATGATTATTCTTACTGGTTCGCAAGGTTTCATTGGTAAAAAATTTCTCAAGGCACTTCAAGATTCCGGTAAAGAAGTAGTAGAGGTGGAGAAGGATAATAGTTGGCACTGGAGAACTTACTTTAGTGATTGGAAGAAAGTTGAATGCATAATCCATCAAGGAGCAATGTCTTCTACTACAAACACAAACTTAAAACAAATATTTACTTTTAATGTAGAATATAGTGAGTGGTTGTTTTCCCAAGCAGCAAAGCATAACATTCCCGTCAAGTATGCATCTTCTGCATCTGTCTATGGTAACCAGCAAGGTATTATAAATCCTCTGAACTATTATGCACTATCTAAAGTAACCACTGACTATTGGGTGCAAGATCATATGGATGAGTTTCCTCTTATTCAGGGATTTCGATACTTCAATGTATATGGTGATGGTGAAGATGATAAGGGAGATCAAGCAAGTCCAGTTAGTAAGTTTGCAAAGCAAGTACAAGAGAATGGTAAACTTAAATTGTTTGAGGGATCTGATAAGTTCCTGAGAGATTTTATTTGCGTTGATGATATTATTGAATTGGTTCTCAATAACGAGAAAGGATCTGGTATCTATGATCTGGGGACTAGTAAACCAGTAAGTTTTGAACATGTTGCAGAATGCGTGGCAAGGAAGTATAATGGTGAGGTGGAGTATATTCCATTTCCAGATCACCTAAAAGGCAAGTATCAAGATTATACTTGTGCAAAAGAACATTGGGGTGATTATAAATTCATTACTGTTGAGGACTATTTAAAATGAAAACAATCTGGACTAATGGATGCTTTGACATTCTTCATCCAGGACATATCGAACTATTCAAGGCATGTAAATCTCTTGGTGATCGATTGATCGTTGGTATAGATACTGATGAGAAAGTTCAGTCAGACAAAGGTCCTGAAAGGCCAATCAATGATATTTGTCATAGGTATTCTATTCTGAGTGCAATTAAATATATTGATACTGTTCATGTATTTGGTAGTACTAGAGAACTGGAAGAACTAGTTCAATTCTATAATCCAGATATTCTAGTTGTGGGTAGTGATTGGCGTAATGGAACTGTTGTTGGTAACCGATATGCAAAAGAGGTAAGGTATTTTAGTCGTGTTGGTGGATACTCGTCTACTAATGTAATAGACAAAATCAAAATGTTATGAGATATGTAATTGATATTGATGGGACTATTTGTACTCCTGGTCCTACAGATGAGATGAGATATGAACAGGCAATGCCAATACAATTTAGAATTGATGAAATAAATAAATTATACGATGAAGGACATAACATCGTTTATCTCACTGCCAGAGGAATGGGTAGGTATAATAATAATGCAGACCTGGCAAAGAAAGAATTTTATGAATTTACTGAAATACAATTGAGTTTGTGGGGATGTAAGTATCATCAATTGTTTCTTGGAAAACCTTCTGGGGATTTATATATTGACGACAAAGGTATTAATGCAAATGAATTTTTCCAATTCAATTAAGCATGTTCCCAAAGGATGGGGATATGAAAAGTGGATTTGCAATACCGGAGATTATTGTGGCAAACTTTTATTCTTTAAAAAAGGTTTTAGATGCTCTTGGCATTATCATAAAATAAAGGATGAAACATTTTATCTTCAGAGTGGATTGCTATCTTTGTACCATGGATGGGATGATGATTTAGCAACTGCTGATCTACTTGTCTTGGAACCTGGAGATAAATTTCATATCCCAGTGGGGTTAAAACATCAAATGGTTGCACTAGAAGATTCAGAGCTATTTGAATTCTCTACTGAACATTTTGATGAAGATAGTTATAGAATAATTAAAGGGGATTGAAATGATTGGAATGAATCAATTGGGTCAAAAAGGTAGACTTGGGAATCAATTGTTCCAGTATGCTGCTCTTGTTGGCATTGCTAAAAATAAAGGATTTGATTTCTGTATACCCGATCATTCGCAGGCACCTTTCTTTGACAAACAGATTGATGGTAATACTATAACCGTATATCATCAACTTCAACATTTGTTTGAGATGAATTATCTAAATGGTAGGTTTGGAGAAGTTGAGGGTAATCAAATTGATCTGCAACAAGCAGAATTTTGTCAAGAACTATTTGATGAATGTCCTGATAACTCAAGTCTTCTGGGTCATTTTGAATCTTATCATTACTTTGAGAATGCAGAGGAAGAAGTTAGACAAGACTTTGTTGTTCGTGAACATCTATTAGAAGCAGCATCAAAATTTCATAAAGATAAAGGAACTGAAAATCCTGTTTGTGTAAGTATTCGTCGTGGTGATTATGTAAAATTTCAAGACTGCCATCCTCCTTGTGTAGAATCATACTACAGAGAATGTATAGAAAAATTAGGTATTGATCGACAGTATGTTATCACCTCTGACGATGTTGAATGGTGTAAAACTATTTTTACTGAAGATAATTTTGTATTTAATGATGTAATTCCTGAAGGAATATATAAACCACATTTTGATTTTGCTGTTGGAACATTATGTGATGACTTTATTATTGCAAATAGTACATTCTCTTGGTGGATTGCTTGGCTTGGATCTAAAAAAGATAAGCAAATCTTTATTCCAAGACCTTGGTTTGGTCCAACACTTGCACATATTGACACCGAGGGTTATTATTATCCAGGCATGACTGCTGTGGATAGGGAGATTATTAGAGTATGATGGACTTAACATTTCTCATTCCTACGAGGATTGAGAGTGAAGATAGATTGAGAAACATTATTGCATCAGTATCATATTTACTGAGACATGTTCCTGCAAAGATTATTGTCAAAGAGGTTTCTGGTAGGAACACATTTAAATTTCGTGCTCTTCCAGAAATTAAAAAGATTGCTGATACTGAAAATCTTACTTGTTTATATGAAGAGAGTAATGATCCTTTATTCTGTAAGAGCAAAGTTCTTAATGATTTGATTGTTGAATCTAATACAAAAGTAGTTGCAAACTATGATGCAGATTGTATTCTTCCAATAACTTCTTACAGCGAAGCATACAATTTGATCTCTCAGGGCCATGCAGATGTGGTGTATCCATATCAGTGCGGAATCTATCAGTGGTGTGCTGATTTTAATATGGAAATTTTTAATGAGTTTCTAAAGTCATGGAGTGGCACAGCAGTATTGGATAAGAGTAAGAGACTTTCTAACTCCACAATTGGATGGTGTCAATTTATTGATCGTCAAAAGTATGTTGATTCTTATATGATGAACGAGAACTTTGTGTCATGGGGATGTGAGGATGATGAATTCTATTTTCGTATGAGCACACTTGGTAATCGTATTGCAAGAGTTAATAATTATGTCTATCATTTAGAGCATAGTAGGACTCATAACTCTTGGTTTAGTAATCCAAACTTTAATGACAATTGGAATCTGTGGAATACAATTAAAACATTTGACAGAAATCAATTGGTAGATTATTATAACAACCAGGACTATCTTAAAACACGCAGAACACAATTGAAATGATAGGCTTTAATGCACTAGGGCGAATGGGAAGATTCGCCAATCAAATGTTTCAGTATGCCTCACTAAAAGGTATTGCTAGAAACATAGGAGTAGATATTATTATTCCCCATTACACTGAAGCAGTGAATGATGGGATTGGTAATATGTTGAGGACAGAACTATTCGATTCTTTTGATCTGAAGGTTAATGTTGGTCTATTAAATAATGGACATGCACCAGTTGTACAAGAGAGACATTTTCATTTTGATGAGGAATTGTTTCGTATGTGTCCTGACCATGTAGACATTCGTGGTTATTTTCAAACAGAAAAATACTTCAAGCATATTGAAAATGAAATACGTGAGGACTTTACTTTTAATGATGGGATATTAAATCCATGTAAGGAAATGATTTCCTCCATAGAAAATCCTATTGCACTTCATGTTCGCCGTACTGATTACATTACCAACTCTGCAAATCATCCACCATGTAATACTGAATATTATAGGGCAGCACTAGAGCATTTTGATAGTGATCGTAATGTAATTGTGTTCTCTGATGATCCTGCATGGTGCAAAGATCAAGACTTATTCTCTGATGATCGTTTTATGGTTTCTGAGAACACTGACAATAGAGTTGATCTGTGTCTTATGTCCCTCTGTGATGATTTTATCATCGCAAACTCTTCTTACTCCTGGTGGGGTGCCTGGCTTGCTAACAAGGGTAATGTAATTGCTCCTATTCGTTGGTTTGGAACTACTGGAGATACAAAAGACCACAACACTAAAGACTTAATTCCTGATAGATGGACAAGAATTGGTAATGGACAAGAATAAATCTGCATTTAAACTCAAAGGATTTCCAAAAGTATACTGGTTAAATCTGGATGCTGATGTCGAAAGGCGTCAGTACATGGAGGATCAGTTTAAGTATTGGGAAATTGAAAACCACGTTCGTATCTCTGGATACGATGCAAGGGATGATGATGTCTCTGATAATTTGAAGGGTAGAATACCTGACAATGTTTCTCAGAGCGAACTTGGTTGCTGTATGAGTCACATCAAAGCAATCAAAGAGTTTTATGAGAATAGTGATGATGATTATTGTATGATTGTTGAGGATGATGTTGACTTCTCAACAGTTAAATGTTGGAATTTCACCTGGCAAGAGTTTATTGGACTGGCACCATATGATTGGGATTGTCTTCAATTGACTACAATTTGTACAGGTGATATTCATGTCAAACTCCATTTAAAGTTTATCAATGATTTCTCTGCGGCTGTGTATTTAATTACTCGCCACCATGCTGCAAAGGTATTGAGGAATCATGTTCGTGGTGATAAGTATAAACTTGATAATGGAGTTAAACCTAGAGCAGTATCTGAAGATACTATTCTAGAGTCTGGCAAAACGTATACTATACCTATTTTCTTGTACAATCTTGATTTTGGATCTACCATTCATCAGGAGCATATTGGTGTGTTTCATAAAGGTCCACATACTGCTCTTTCCAACTACTGGCAAAACTCTGGAGCAGGGGTTGACATCCGTGAGTGGATGAACTATGATGCTTACATGGGTCGGGTTACTGAAAACTCTTCTGCTAAAGCAACACAAGAGACGGATAACCCACCCACTTGACATACTACCAAATTTCGAGTAGTATAAATACTTAACCTTTTGTCAGACAGTAATTTCTGTAACATTAGGTAACAAACACGAGACTTGTCGAGTCTCTATTCATCTGCGGGTAATCATTCCGCAAGTAACTAAAGGTAATTTAAATGTTCAAATCTGTATTCGCAGCTGCTGCTGCTCTGTCCGTATCCGCAGGCGCTGCCCTTGCAGGTCCATATGTTAACGTCGAAGCCAACTCTGGTTTCACGGGATCCGATTATAGCGGTACAAATACCGACCTGCACGTAGGTTATGAAGATGCTCTTGGCGAGAACGCATCATACTACGTTCAAGCAGGTGCTACTGTACTCTCTCCTGATAGCGGTGAAGGCGATACCGTTCCTTCTGGTAAGGCAGGTCTGGGTCTTGCATTGACCGATGCCCTGGGTGCATATGGCGAAGTCTCCTTCGTTGGTAGTGGTGACAGCAATATCGATCGTGGTTATGGAACCAAGCTGGGTCTGAAGTACAACTTCTGATATTCAATATAGACAAGTAAACATCTAGATGTTATACTGGGGGTGCGACGGCATCCCCTTTTTTTATGAAAGATTATTTTATACGGATCGTCAATCATCCTGCTACACACTTTAATGTGATATCTATTGGGGTATTGGTTATGATTGGGATGCTTCATAACCATGCTCACTTTACAATGGATAGGGATGCAGATGCTTATGTGAGGCAGTGGTGTAGGTCATCAGCAGAAAACAAAAAAACCTGCATCCGCTATGGCGGCAATATGGACTATTGACAAAACTTCATGTTTCATATATACTATGTAAAGAAACATTACGGAGTGTATCATGACTGTAACAACTGAAGACGGCGGCCGTACAAACATGTATGCCACTGAGCCTAGAATGTATATCTCTGAGACAGACGCAGAGCGTTATGGTCTTGAAACATATGCAGAAAAAGCAGAGAAATTAAATGGACGCACTGCTATGCTTGGATTTGTTGCAGCAGTTGTTTCGTATGCTACATCTGGTAGTGTATTCTTCTTTGGTGTATTTGGATTCTAATGACTGAAATTATTTTTACCGCAACGGCAGTTGCTTTTTTCTGCCTACTCGGTTATAGTGTAGAACAACTTTCGGAAACCTATTGATGGAAACCTCTATTGCTGAACTCCTTACTTATTATGTAATTGGTGGTGCTCTTATCATTGGACCACCTGCAATATTCCTAATCATCGCTATGATGGCAGCACTCCAAAATACGAAAGGACGTATGGTTGGATACAAAGACCACAAAACTTATGGTGATAGTTCCATTTATGATCCTTCACCAAAGTTACCAGTAGATCAAAGTAAATTTTATCTCACATTAGGAGAATAGATAGGGGAATAGTCACAAGTAATATGCCTAATCCCAATCAACTCTATGATGACATGGAAAAACTGAATGCCTTATACGAAGAACTCTGTTGGGATCATGATGATGAATTAGTATTTCAAATCGAATACCTGACAGGCAAAGGCAGAATTATTATCAAAAACAAAACACAGGAGCAAAACAAATGAACGAAAACGCAGAACGCATCAATGGCTGGGCAGCAATGATCGGAGTCATTGCCGCAATGGGTAGTTATGCAGTCACAGGACAAATTATTCCAGGGGTATGGTAAATGCTAGTATTCGCATCAGGTTTGGTACTTCTTTTTATCATTAATGCAGTATTATCTGATATTGATATTGACGATGACAATGACGGACCAGGTGGTGGATTAATGCAACCAGTTTACGCATCGTCAAACTCTTGACAAGCAAAACCAAATAAACTATAATGAAGGGGCAATACGCCCCTTTTTTAATGTATCGTCGTTTAGCTGCCCTATTTGTGCTAGGGATCCTTGGTGCATCCTGTGCCTCTAAATCCGCACCAACTAAAGAAGATGTTGTTAATATCCCTGCAGTTCCACACGAACCTTCTTGGCAGTGTCTTGAATGTTCACCAGAAGAAAAATATGTTCTTAAACAACTCCAAGAGCAAACAAAAATTTATGATAAGAATGCCCTTGCTACGTTGATGGGTAATATTAAACAAGAAAGCAAGTTCATCTCTAACATCTGTGAGGGTGGTGCTAGGGTCTCTTATGAGAACTGTCTGTCAGGTGGGTATGGTTTAATCCAATGGACCTCTGCTCATCGCTATAGGGGTCTTGGAAACTTCTGTGCTAAGTTTGAATGTGATCCTAGTAGCATAGAAGGTCAGACTCGTTGGATGATCAACGAACCTATCTTCCAACGTGTACTTCCACAATTTGAAGGAGGTGGACAAAATGTATCTTATTATATGAAACCTGCATACTACTGGTTAGGATGGGGTATCAAAGGTAATCGTGAAGTTTATGCATATGATTATACAAAAAAAATGGTGCTAGTATGATTGGTGACTGGAGATATAGTAAAGAGAAACTCAAACTTAGAGAACAAGCTCTTCTCATTTTATTAAGTAGATATGGTGTTGAACTTGACAACACAAGAAAATCAAAGTATTCTAATCAATCTATATACGAGTGTGCCCATGACTGGGTATCTCAAGGCAATGTAAATTGCAATGGCATTACCAAATACTACGAGGCATACTATGCAAAAAGTAATTAATGTTTTAGCAGTTCTTTCTTTCGTTGGAACTGCAGGTATCGTCGGTGGCGGTACTGCACTATATCTCAATAAGGATTCTATTGTTGAGAACATCAAATCTCAAGTTGCATCTGCGGCAGCAGAAGCAATCTCTGGAGCACTTCCTGGAATGATGGATTCCGCAATGCCAGAACTCCCTAGTGCGACTGGTGGTGTTATTGGATCCCCATCTGGCAGTGGTCTTCCTATGCCCACAACTACTGGCCCTGCTCTTTCTTACTGATTATGAAAAAAATTATTATGACTTTGATGGCAGCATGTTTTGCTGTCCCTGCTGCGATTGCAGATCCTCTTAAAGATAAAGATTACTTCACTATGCATTCTTTGGGATGTATGCTCCTTCAAGAGTGTACTGATGATGTAGATGAAGTGTTCTCTCTTCTAGATGTTTCTTCCCAGTATCCTAATACTGAAGCATTTACTCCAGTGGCAAATGAATTTAACAACATGCTTGTGTCATTAAACCAAGTGGGTGTTAAAGTATTTCTTGCGGACGAGAAGTATTTTCCCGTAGGGCATCGTGGTGTCTATCATACAGTAAGTAATAACTTCTTCTTGAACAAGGCATTCATGGGTCGTCCTGGCACACTGATGTCTGTAATGCGTCATGAAGGATGGCACGCTGCACAAGATTGTATGGCAGGTACGATTGATAATAGTTTGATTGCTATTATTATGCCTGAGGATCAAGTTCCTCCCATGTATCAAAACATTGTGAAGAGAACATATATGCTTCAACCAGGTGCAATTCCCTGGGAGAAAGAGGCATATTGGGCAGGACATACTGAGGGTATGACTATGGCAGCACTAGATGCATGTGCTGCTGGTGAGATGTGGAATGTATATCCTCCTACTCCATTGACCAGAGAGTATCTTGTTAAAGAAGGTTATATTTCTAAATAGAGATATGTTGCTTTCTATGGAATGCCCGAAGAAGTAAAAAAAGAAGAACCCAAAAAGAAAGGTCTTCTAGGAAAAATCAAGGAGGCAGCAGATGATAAAGAGGAACAGCTCGCTATTCTGTCTACTTTTGTTAGGCTCGGCATCCTTGTTTGGTCTGGCGGAATACTCACGCTGGCATACATCAAACTTCCACCAGCACTTGGAATTCCTGAACAAAAACTAGATCCCACTTTTATAGCCAGCGTCTTCACTGGAGTTTTGGCTACTTTTGGTGTCCAGGCAGCAAAGAAAGCAGGAGAAGGTGGTAGTAGTAATGGTGGTGGTGGTGGAATTACAAAAGAACAGATGGAAAAATTGATTGAAACTGCAGCACAAACTGCACCTGCTCAAACTATCCGTATTGAACAAGCACCAATACAAATTGGATTTGGATCAACTGATAAACCTTACCAAATGTAATTTTATGAACTTCTTTAAATGGACTGCATTAGGAGTTGGTGGTGTTGTTGCCGTAGCACATATTGGTGTTTTAGGACACATCATCCAAGCAACAAAAACACCAGAAGTTCCTACAATTAATATCCCCCGTGGAGATTATTCATCTTATACTATCAAAGCAGGTAAGGATGGGTATGAGATTGAATACAAAGCAAACGATCCTGCTGTTCTAGAATCTGAAAGATCACTTCACTTAGATAAAAATAAGAGAGGATTGTTTGGTGGTGGTAGTGAGAAGCGTAATGAATATCGTAGAGATCAGTTTACAATGAATGGAACTCGCAACATAGGAGGTGCTGTAGACGGCGAGGGAAAGTCTGCAAAAGACATAGAGTGTATCGTGGCGGACGCTGGAGCACGGAGTCAAGGTGCAATGGCAGGAACTAGTATTGCTGCTGGTATTGGTGTTCCTGCTGTAATTGGTATTCCA